TCATATACAAGTTTGTTCTTGTATTTTACCATGATGTCACGGAGATATTGTTCCGCTTTTAATTTTGGTAGATTACCCACATCAATGTAAAAAATACGGCGCTCAGGGGCACGGCTAATACGATAGATGACAGTAGCATCTTCAATCATCCTTAACTGGTTGAGTGGTTTTATAGCCTTATGAAGATAAGACAATACGACAGCTCTACGAGAGTCCATAAGACCAGACACAACGGAAATAATAGAATCTGTGGTAATGCGGACGCCAACTGGTCCAAAATTAGATGAAGAACCAGTAGTAACCTTATCATTGAAAATGTAATATTCGTTAACAACATTCATTACCTCCACACCAGTGCGTTCATCTTTTTTCTTCTTCATTTCACGAACTTTACGAAGTTTGCGTGGGTCAATGTAACGAAGTTCTTTGATACCTTGAGTTGGATTTTCACGGTCAATAATGATGTGGTAATACATCTTACCATCAACATAGTATCTACGGAAAATATCTTGTGCCATGTTGTTGTAATTCAACATACGAAGAATTGTAGAGAATTCTTCTTTAATGGCTTTTTTGATTTTTTCTGGTTGTTTTAAATCATCCAGAACAATTTGAATAATTTTACCATCATCGTCTTGGCAGATTGCTTCACCAACGATATCATCAATGGCAGATTCAATTTCTGGTTGCATTGCCATTTCACGATAACGAGAGATAAGTTCTACTTCATTTTTGGCAGTACCGTCTAAGTCAACATATGTTCCATAATATGCTGCTGAGGTAATAGTAAGAGCGCCATCATCGTTTGAAGGAGGCGAAAAGGATTGTTGCACAGCTTGGTCGTCATTGGCCTGCTTTCGTGCAATTGTAAAACCAAAAAGAGAGAATTTATTAGCTGCCATATTGTGTTATATCCAATTCAAAAAAACATAATGAGAGGACCGAAGTCCTCTCGTATAATAAAAAAATTAACCGGTCGTATCTGTGCTAGCGGCATTAGTCCAATGTTGGAAAGCAAATGTTACTGAATATTCTTCAATGGTATCATTTGAACTCCAATCTAAATCAATTGGAGCAACATCGAGTGGGAACATACCTACAAACTTATAACTATTGATGATTGAACCAGTTTTACCATATTGGTTAACGGTTGCATCAACACTATAGCTTGATGGGCTAACTGCGTTAGTGCTACGAACATTACCAGCGTGGCTATTAATAGCATTCATCCAAGATTCCATAGAATTGCGAATCAAGAAATCTTCATCGTTAATAATCTGTAATGTCCAGTCAGCAAAACTACGGTTACCTGCAAACTTTAATTCACGACCAAAGTAATACAAAGGTACTTGACCGATTGTAGAACCTGGCAACTGAGCTGCTTTTGCCATAAACTGTAACTTTTGACCAGCTGCAGTAGAGTTATTGGCATATGTTGGTAATGTTAGAATTACTTGGAATAGATTGGGACGAGCACCGTCACCAATCAGATTCGCTCTAAATTCTGCTACGTTGAATGTCATTGTTTTCTCCTATATCTTTATTTATTAGAACTGTCCAACGACTGTTGTGAAGTCAACGCCAGTTCTAACAGCAACAAAGTTCAACTGGATAAAGTTGATAGAACGAGCAGGCTTAATATAAATGTCACCAACAAATTGGTTAGCATTAACAACTTGTGCAGTATTGTTTGTAGAATCACAAACTACCTTAAAGTCTTGAATACCACGGCGACCTTGAACATCTCTTAGGAACGGAGTTACCAGAGCAACAAATTGAGCCTGTGTGAAAGCGTCATTGAATTCAAACAATGAATACTTGGCAGCTTCACGAATTGTTTTCTCTAATACAATGAACAATCTACGAACATTGATGCGGTCAAATGCTGAAGGTTGAGCTTGTAATGTCTTGTCACCGTAAAGAATTGTACCGTTGGATGGGAATGTTACAACTGGATTGATACCAATAGAATACAACGCATCACGCTGAGTCTGATTCGGATTCCATGCCAACTTAACAACATTCTTCAGATTACCACGGTTGTAACCGGCAGGTGAGAACCATGGGTCACGAACTGAATCGGTGTATACACATAGACCAGCAGTATCACCATTCAATGGAACCCAACGATAGGTGTTGTTATACTTGTCAAACATATACTTCCAACCACAATCAGCAACTGTGTAAGAAGAAGAACGAGCTAATGATGTGTTCCATGTAGTAATGTTAGATACTTCACTACCTGATTGATTAACAACAGCAGAAGAAGGAGGCGATACAAATGCCACACAATCTTTACGAGAATTAGCAACATTATCAATTACATACTGTTGAACGGTTGTGCTACCAGCACCAGTCAATACTAATGAAATATTAACGGCATCAGTATTGGTAAACAAACCATAACCATTAACTAAGTCTGCATCAACAACGGCACCATCAGTACCAGAAGATAGAGTAAATGTTTGTGGTGTAGAAACTGTTGCAAAGTTTGTATTAGCAAGTTGTTGACCCCAAGTTGCAACTGTTGAAGAATAACTTGGAGGATCGATTGCATAGACATACTTAGAATTATTGAAAATATAATTCTTATAGTAGTTTGAGTTGCCCAATGAATCGGTAGCATTTAAACCTTTTGACAAATACTGGAATACTTCTAATACAGTATTTTTAGCGCCAGTAAATAAACCACCAGTATCAACAACAACGATATGAACTTGGTCGTTAGCAGAACCAACTGCTGAAGCTTGAGCAGAAGTTGATGGAGCACCATTTACATACTGAGAAAGAGTTACGCCAGCAACGTTCCAAGTATTTGAGTAAGAAGCAGAATCAACCAAAGAAACAGTTAATGAGTTACCTAAAGCACCTGGATAACGAGCCATGAAAGCACCATAGGTATTATTGTTATTACCAGTTAAGTAAGTAGCTTGGAAAGCATCTTCGTTAGCAACTTGAATATTATTACCAGTTGTATTTGCGTCAGCATTGTATGATGTGTTGTTTGCTGTGCGAACTACTTGAAGATTATTACCGTAAGCTAAGAAAGAAGCAGCTGTAAAGAATGAAACATAAGTGTTAGAATCTGGATTACCAAATGTTTTTGCTAAAGTAATCTCAGAGTCAACTAAAATTCGTTTGTTTGCTGGACCCCATTGGAATCCTCCAGCGAAAGCACCGGCTGTAGTTAGTACCGATGGAACGACTGTCGTTAAGTCGATTTCGGATACGTTTACGCCTGGAGAGATTTGAAACGCCATTTTATTATCTCCTTGAATATGATGTTATTTTGGCAGTTATGATACCATACAGATATTTATGAAAGGCCATATTTAGAGATTACCGATGCAATCCTCTGATATATGAAGCATAAGTTTCGCCGGAGTCTGCTTTTTACCATACATCTCCGCCTTCCAACATAAAACTATGTTCTAGTCCATCTTCAATAATAGGTGCCGGTAAGGTTTCTTCATCATATTGATTCATTGTTTCCAGCTGAAGTTGCTTACGGACATCATGTGCTACAATTTCTCTAAAGTATTTCTGAGTGGTTGCCCAAGAGAACATGACAAGACCCATAACCATATCATCATTGGCATCTTCTTCAGCGGCAAAAGAACTCTTACTTGCCACAAAAGTAGTCAATTCTGAAATAGTATCAAAATCGTTAATGATTAACTTATTACCTTCAATTAATGTTTTCAGGTTAGAACAACCAATTCTTTTAACCTGAGTAGACATTTTAAGACCCATCTGAACACCTCTAGCAAAACCAGCTGAGAGTTGTTGTGGTTTTTTATTACCTGTGAATATCTTCCATAAATTTTCGTATTCGAGGTCTTGATGTAGAATATCAGCAACCTGTGGAGTATTATTAACTTCAACTAAAACATATGCGTCATTATATAATCTGGCTGCATCGTGAATATATGTTGGGAATAATAATGGTGAAATTGAAGAACTCTTATAAGTTGCCACCTGCTCATAAGGCATTGTGGTTAAATCAATCACCGAGAATGTAGAAGAATCCAATCCTTTACCTTCTGATACATCCACAAAAATACCATAAAGATGAGGTTTATCACCTTTAACTGGCTGTTTATAAATCTTCAACATCTCATGTTCGGCAACTGGCGGCTGATAGGCCATCTGTTGAAGTTTGGTACCAGAAATAAGAGTATTCGTAGAACCTAAAAACTCAGTTTCAAACTCCTGACGGAACTGATGTTCAGAAGTATTCTTAATTGTTTCTTCTTTCCAATCTTCATCACGACCAGGAACTTGTGACCAATGAATCTCAAATGGAACATAGTTGTTTCGTTTTTGTACCGCATCGTTCCAATATTTGTAGAACAGATTCATACCATTTGGCGTTGACACCATTAGAATCTTGGTATTAGTACCGGCAGTAATCACCGGATAAACGGATGTGATAAACTCAGAAGCAATGTTAGATGGTACGAAAGCAAACTCATCAAGGAATACAATGTTAAAAGAACCTGAACGGGACGCTGCGGAAGAAGTCGAGTCCGCAATAATAACTGAACCGTTCTCTAGTTCTATGCGAGATTTGTTCCACTCAACCACGCCTTGCTGGAGCCATTGTGGAAGGTTCTCATAGGCCAACTGTAATTTGCCAAGAATACCAATGGCAGTCTTAGAACGGTTGGCAAGAACAGCAATAGATTGAGAATCTTGAAACAGAATAGTCCAAAGAAGATATGCTACAGCTGTGGTAGTTTTACCAACCTGACGAGGACATTTAACAATAACAAAACGATTTTCATGGAAAGTCTTAATCATGTCCTTTTGAAAATCATACATTGTAAAAGGAACTAGACCTTCATCTAGTGTAATAATCTTAATGTATTTGGCAAAATATAATGGATCCTTAGAACACTTGACATACTCATCAAACTGTTCTTGGGTATAATTTTGTTTTACGCCTACTCTTTTAAGTAGAGGATTGTCACGATAGGTTTGTTTATTTGCCATTATCTTTGAGTAACTTACCTAATTCGGCAGTAGAACCAATAAAGATAGCTTTGTCAATATTGGTATTATTTGTTTCTTTCTTTTTGTCCATCTCACGCATTTGTTTTTGGATGTTTAATAACTCTTTGTTTGCATCCACCATATTTTTAAGTAATGTTCCGTAGACTTCAAATGCTCTTGGGTGTTGTCCTGCTTTGGCGATGTTGAGAATCTCCTCCATGGCTTCGTGGCCTTGGTCAATAATACCTTGAAGGTTCTCTTTAGATTGTTGATATGCGTCCGTTAAGTCTGATTCAATATCAGGTTTATTATAACTGGCAGATACCGTAGGAAGTCTTTCTTTCTTTTCTTCTGGTATTGGTGTCACATCAAGTAATTCAGATAAATTTTTATTCAATTCATTCATATTAATATAAGTTGGTAAATCTAGATGAATAGTATGTGCGTATCTGATATATCTCAGTATCGCTTAATACTCTATTATATATCAAAGCAACACCCACATTACCGTTCATGTTATTGGCATTACCTGAAAAACCACCAATTTCTACACCTGCTGGAGTAGGACTAAATGTGCTTGTGCTAGAATTGGTAACTGGTGTTTGAGTTCCAATATACAATTTCCAACCTGTTGTTGTGTTAAAACTTACCGCACCAAATACCCATTGATTGAGCGGAGTAGTAACTGCCGCTTGTATGGTACTCCAAGCACCATTGTGTCCTGATTGTAATGTTTGTGTGCCTGCACCCCAAAACGCATGGTCAGTTCCTGTGTTTCCACCAGAAATAATATTGGCGTATGAACCAGCAACTTTAAATATTGCTACTTTAGTATATGCAGTTGCTGGTAATATATTACCGCCTGTTGCAATGTTTCCAAAATAAAAATAACTTTGATTGCCTGCACTTGTAAATGTTGCAGCGCCAGATGAAAATGAAAAATTATTTCCTGCACTACTTAAATCTGTCCATGATGTGCCAGAACCAGGATAACTTGATGTATTTCCGGCATCAAGATTTAAAATTAAACCATTGGTAATAAGTCCAGATGTTACATCTGGAGTGATGTTTATTCCACTACCAATCTTAATACCTTGGCCAATTAACATGATTTAAACTTTTGGATAAGTGTTTGATATCAGCGGTGTTTCAGCTACATTGACTGTGTATGTATAAGCACTATTGGCATTTGCCGTATTTGGATTAGGCGTAACAACAATCTGTGAATAATTCAAAGGTTGAACTTGATAAGAAGTGAAGGCATAATTGGCATTAGTTGTTTGGCCAATAATAGGTTGAGATGATACAAAATTACCATTAATATTTGTTAAAGTTAATTTATTATTAATAAAAGCAACTACTTTACCTGTAGCAACTGCGGTATTCATTGAATAACCTTGATATACAAATTCACCTACTTGATATTGTCCAACACCGGTGTTTGCTGTATTTAAAACAACATTATCATTAACAGTAATATCATTAAGAATATTAGTAATTGAAGTCTTAATTAATCCAACAGGACCACTTGAAGCACCAAAGATAAATCCTTTGACTGTAAAGTTTAATGTCCAAATAATTAATCGTGGGTCAGAATCTCTAACGCCTTCATATTCTACTTCGTAAGTTGTGCTGTTTAATACC